AATATAATGGAGCAGCACGCCGGAGCAGGAATGGAAAACCTGAGTCCTGAAGACCTATCAATGCCTTTTTTAAAGATATTGATGCCGTTATCTCCACAAGTAAACAAAAGCGATAATAGATACATTGAAGGTGCACAACCTGGAATGATTCTAAATAGCGCTACTAAGAAAGTTTATGATGGAGAAAAAGGAATTCTAGTAGTTCCTGTACATTATGAAAGGAAGTATCTTGAATGGGCTGAGAGGGGTTCCAGTGTTGGAAGACCTATAGTTCATGCTGAGGATACTCCTTTACGTAACCAAACAACAAGAGATAAGTCTTACAAAGATAGATTACCTAACGGTAATTACCTTGAGAGAACATCTTATCATTTTGTTATTTTGTTAAATGGTATACCGACAGTTTCTGTCATTACAATGAAAGCTTCTCAAAATAGAGTAAGTAAAGATTGGATGGCTGAACTTCAAGGCTGGAGTAGAGAAGGTTCTAACGGACTTTATAATCCGCCTATGTTTGGACATACTTATAAATTAACTTCTGTACCGCAATCAAATGCAAAAGGAAGCTGGTTTGGATGGAGAGTAACTCGACAGGGCTACAATGAAGACAACAACTTATTTAAAATGGGTGTTGACTTCTCAACTAAATTTAAAGATGGTGCAATTAAGACTGACATCAATCCTGAAGATACAAATTCTTCAGAGGAGATTAAGTCGGCAACTTCTTTCTAGTTTTATCTGTCCTGAAAAAACGGAGATAAAAATAGGGCCCGGCGGGAGACTAATGGGCCCTAAAAAAAATATATAATGAAAGAAATAAAATTTAAGAAAATATTTAATGGTTTGCAAAGTGCATACGGACAGTATGTAGCTAAAGTTACTCCGTTGTTAGGTGAAAAAGCAAAAGGAAAAGCTTTTATTAAAAAAAATCCAGTAACAGATGATTTATGGAAAGATCATTTAGAAGGAAAAGATCCTGCTTTAGGTATCATACCTATTAATGCAGATAGTCAATGTCGTTGGGGATGCATTGATATAGATCAATACAATTTTGATCATAAAAAATTTATAACAAAAGTTAGAGAAAAAAATTTACCGTTAGTAATATGTAGATCTAAAAGCGGTGGAGCACACGCATTTTTATTTACAAAAGATTATATTGAAGCAGAGTTAATGCAAGGAAAGTTAAAAGAACTTGCTGCAGCATTAGGTTATTCTGATTGTGAAATATTTCCAAAGCAAACTAAAATTTTAGTAGATCGTGGAGATACAGGTAATTTTTTAAATTTACCTTATCACCATGGAGATAAGACAACTAGATATGCATTCAAAGATGATGGAACTGCAGCAACGTTAGATGAATTTTTTCAGCTATATGAATTTTATGCAGTAGATCCCGATAAGATTCCAGCTATTAAAGCACCAGTAGAGGTGTCTACAATAAAAAATGGTCCACCTTGCCTAGAGATATTATGTAGTGAAGGATTTCCTGAAGGATCTCGTAACAATGGTTTATATAATATAGGAGTATACCTGAAGAAAGCTCATCCTGATACATGGAAGGATTTATTAGATGAATACAATACAAAATACATGTTGCCGCCAGTAAAGTCACAAGAAGTTTTAGGAGTTCTAAATTCATTAAAAAAGAAAGATTACAATTATACATGTAAAGATCAACCTATTTGTTCACACTGTGATTCAACTACGTGTCAAATGAGAGAATTTGGTATAGGTGATGGTGAGTCCATGCCTGAATTAAATAGTTTAAGAAAACTAACATGTTCTCCGCCGATATGGTTTTTGAATGTTAATGGAAGTCCTGTAGAACTTGATACAGAGGAATTACAAAAACAAGATAAGTTTCAAAAAGCATGTATGGATCAAATTAATTTAATTGTACCTGCAGTGTCTAAAATTATATGGACTAAGTTATTAAAAAAATTATATAAAAATTTAGAAGAGATAGAAGCTCCTGAAAGTTTGTCTATTAAAGAACAGCTTCGAGGTTATCTTGAAGACTTTAGTACAAACCGAGCGAAAGGAAAGGTAAAAGAAGATTTAAACAGAGGAGTACCCTGGACAAGTGAAGGAGAAACTTATTTTAGATACAAAGACTTTTGGAAATATTTAGAGAGATCTAAATGGAAAGCTTTGGAACACAATAAGACAGCTCACCGACTTAGAGAATATTTTGGTGTAGAGGAAAGAAGATTAAGAATACATAATGTAAATGTGAGAGTTATGGTTGTTAAATCTTTTGAGAAAATTAAAGAAAAAGAAGAATTACCAGAACTAAAGAAAGGAAGTTTTTAATGAATAGAGAAATAATATTTGGTCCACCTGGAACAGGTAAAACACACACACTATTAGATGAAGTAAAAACAGCACTAGATGAGGGAGTAAAGCCTAATAAAATAGGTTATATGTCATTTAGCAGAAAAGCTAACCAAGAAGCAGTCTCCAGGGCCTCTTCTATTGAGGGATACTCATTATCTGAGGATGACCTTCCATATTTTAGAACATTACACTCTCTGGCCGTTAGAATGCTAGGAATCGATACAAATACACAGCTGATGAAAGCTGTAGATTATCAAGAATTTGGTGAATGGATAGGACTTCTTAATTTTGATGGTTCAACAACTTTGGATTCTACTGGAATGCTAATAAATAAGAATTTTTATTTAAGATTTATAGATCTAGCTAGGTACAGTGGGTTAAGTTTAGAAGATGCTTATAGAGAAAGTCCTAAGCAGGATCTTAACTGGGATAAACTTGTAAGAATTGCTGAGGGTCTACCTAAATGGAAAAAGAATAATTTAAAATATGATTTTACAGATGTAATAGAGGAAGTAATTAGAAAAGAACTAGCTCCTGATTTAGATTTGTTAATTGTAGATGAAGCACAAGATTTAAATAATTTACAATGGAGAATGATCCATCTCATGGAGAAAAGTTCTAAAAAAATATTGATAGCTGGTGATGATGACCAAGCTATCTATGGTTTTCAGGGAGCAGATGTAGAACATTTTTTATCTTTAAGAAAAAATAGTAAAGTAAGAACATTAAAAAAATCATATAGAGTTCCAAGAGAAGTTCATGAAGTAGCTAATAGAGTTGTAAAAAGATTAGCACATAGACAAGATAAGGAATGGGAACCTAGAGACTATCCCGGAACTTTTAATATTTGTCATGACATGGGTTCTATTGATTATAGTAAAGGAGAATTTTTAATATTAGCACAATGTAATTATATGTTAGACGACATAAAAGAATTGTTAGAACACCAGGGTTATTATTATGAATCTAAAGGAAATCAATTAGCTTCTCAAGACTTGATAGCTTCTATTGATGATTGGGAAAAATTAAGAGCAGGTGGTAAGCTTGATGAGGAATCAATTAAAAGAATCTATTCTAATTTCTCTGTTAAGAAAAAACAGCTTAAGAGAGGATACAAAAAAGGTAAAACACTTTTTTCTGATAAACTTTATTCTATAGATGATCTTAAAAAAGAACATGGATTAATAGAAGAAAGAAGTTGGGATGTAGCTTTTACAGAGAGAGATTCTAGAACTATACAGTATATAAAAACTATGAAAGCAAATGGCGAGGATCTTAGCGGAAAACCAAGAATAAGTCTATCAACAATTCATGGTGCGAAAGGTGGACAAGGAGATAATGTAGTACTACTTACAGATATTTCTTATTCAGCAGAACAAGACTATATTTGGAATCCTGATCCAACTCATAGATTATTTTATACAGGAATAACTAGAACTAGGAAAAATTTATTCTTAGTTGAACCAACACAACAGAGGTATTATCACGTATGAGCGACAATCCATATAAAAAACAAGTTTCGGGAACACATTACATGTACATGGCCATACAGCCAGCAGAGTTTATAAATAAGAATAAGTTGCAATTTGCAGAAGGGAACGCTATAAAATATATATGTCGGCATACATCAAAAGGAAAAGTAGAAGACATTGATAAAGCAATACATTATTTAGAAATGATAAAAGAGAGAGATTACTCATAGTGTTAATATTTAAACCTGAAACAGAATGGGTAGCTCCAGATTCTTATCCTGATTTAAATCATTATGATGAAATTGCAATTGATTTAGAAACTAAAGATCCAGATTTAACAAAATTAGGTTCGGGTTCAGCAACCAATAGAGGTGAAGTTGTAGGTATAGCTGTCGCTGTAAAAGGATGGTCAGGTTATTTTCCTATCGCTCACGAAGGTGGTGGAAACCTAGATAAATCAAGGGTTTTAGCCTGGTTTCAAGATATTTTAAATACTAATTCAATAAAAATATTTCATAATGCAATGTACGATGTGTGTTGGATTAGAGCTATGGGTTTAAAAATTAATGGCCGAATTGTAGACACAATGATAGCTGCAGGAATCATAAATGAAAATAGATTTAGATATGATCTTAATACTTTATCAAGAGAATATTTAGAAGATGGTAAAAATGAAACAGCATTAAGAGAAAAAGCAAAAGGAATGGGAATAGATCCTAAAGCAGAGATGTATAAAATGCCTGCAATGGATGTTGGTAGTTATGCAGAGAAGGATGCAGAACTAACCTTAGGTTTGTGGGAAAGATTTAAAGTAGAAATAGAAAAAGAAGATTGCAGTAATGTATTTGATTTAGAAACTGATTTGTTTCCATGTCTTGTTGACATGAGAATGAAAGGTGTAAGAGTTGATGAAGCTGCGGCACATCTTTTAAAAAAAGATTTAATTAAAAAAGAGAAGGAATTATTATTCTCTATTAAAAAAGAAAGCGGTTTAGACGTAGAGATATGGGCTGCAAGAAGTATTGCTAAAGTATTTGATAAACTAAAACTTCCATATGAAGTTACAGAAAAAACTAAAGCACCAAGTTTTACAAAAGGTTTTTTACAAAATCATCCTGAAGATATTATTAAAAAGATAGCTAAAGCTAGAGAGATAAACAAATCGCATACTACATTTATAGATTCTATTCTAAGACATTCTTATAAAGGTAGAATACATGCAGAAATTAATCAGCTCAGATCTGATAATGGAGGGACTGTAACTGGTAGATTCAGTTACAGTAACCCTAACTTACAGCAGATTCCTTCAAGAAATAAAGAGTTAGGTCCTTTGATTAGATCTCTTTTCTTACCTGAAGAAAATTGTAAATGGGGTTGCTTTGATTACTCTCAACAAGAACCTAGGCTCGTGGTCCATTACGCTAAAAAAGAAACATGTTACAAGGTAGAAGATGTAGTTGATTCTTATAACAATGACCCTGAAACAGATTTTCATAAGATTGTAGCTGACATGGCTAACATAACTAGAACCCAGGCTAAAACTATTAATTTAGGATTGTTCTATGGTATGGGTAAAACTAAATTACAAGCAGAGTTAGGAATAGATAAAGAAAAATCTGATGAACTATTTAAAAAGTACCATGGTCAAGTACCCTTTATAAAACAACTGTCAGATATTGCAGCTCTAAGAGCCGATGACGCTGGTCACATTAGAACTTTAGAAGGAAGAAGATGTAGGTTTGATTTATGGCAGCCACATGGATTTGGAAAGTTTAAACCTTTGGACCATGTTGCAGCGCTCAAGGAACACGGACCAGGGATTAAAAGAGCTTTTACTTACAAAGCATTAAATAGATTAATTCAAGGATCTGCAGCTGACATGACAAAAAGAGCAATGTTAAATTTATATAATGCAGGAATTTTGCCACATATTCAGGTACATGATGAATTGGATATTTCTATAGAATCTGATAAACAGGTAAAACAGATTACAAAAATAATGGAGGAAGCAGTTACTTTAGAAGTTCCCAATAAAGTAGATTACGAATGCGGTAAAAATTGGGGTGATATAAAATAATGTATGTCTTATTTAAACGCAAACATTCCAGTACAATATGCACAGATACGAAGAGAATATTTATATGATGGAAGAAAACATAAAGGCGAGACAGAAGACTGTATCATCTTTGGAATCACATCCATGGCAGGGAGAGCCATTCTCTTTCATGCGCTTATGGAAAATGGCGCTGTCTTTTACAGGTTACCAATTTCGGCTTTTATTCAACGTGGTTTTAAACCGGAAGCTGTTCCGGGTAAAAGACTTGATGAACTTGAACTTTGGAATTGTTTTTCTTATTATCCTGCTATTACTGAGTGGGCTTTACTCGGCGGTCTAGCCGGTAAGTACATAGGTAAAGATAAAAAATGGCATCACGGTAATTATGTATTTACTATTGACTGGGGTCACCCAGATGGTAATATACTAGATTCTGATCATTCAGAAATTCCGCACGAACATAAGTGCGCTCATATAATTGCTTTACACGACGGCAACTATGCGGCTCAGCCAAACAATAGAATAATCTGGGACCTACCTTCTTTCACGGTAAAGAATAATATTCCTGATTGGAAAGTTCAAACTACCGAATGGAATGTAGAGGACTCTGGACAATGGCAAACAGAAGACACTGATAAGTTCTTCTATGAAATTGAGGAGAAAAAACGTGATTAAAAAAATATGGAAAACTATTTGTAAACCTTTTAAAAAATATTGGGATTGGTTAACAAGTGGTTTAGATAAATGAAAATTAGTGAAAATACATCTGTAAGTATGCCAATTCGCAATATGGCTATGATAATTTTAGGTGTAGCTATGGGTGTGTTTGCATATACAGAAGTGACTAGTAGATTAACAAGTCTTGAGACATCAAGAGAACTATTCCAGGCTGATCTGTTAAAGAAGAGTGAACAAAA